TTCGATCTCGCTACCTCAGCAGTGACAGTGCTGCGCTCTCCCAATTGAGCTACGCCCCCAATTTTCTACCTTTATAATATCCTTGTTCTACCCATAAGTCAAGTTCTTCTTTCTTGATTTTCTTATTAATAGAACCGTTAGTTATCCAACAAGTGCCATACTGGCTGTTCTTAGAACCATCATGTTTACCCTTAGATGATTCTTTCATCAAAGCAATTGATTCTGGTTTGTGTGATTTACCAACCCAATTATGGCCATTTTCTTTCCAATGTTTTTTCAATTTGTCAGAAATATATTTTTTTAATTCTGGCGTATTCATACCCTCTTTAGTTCTTCTAGAGAGTTTAGATCTATACTGCTCGTCTTTATAGTCTCTTTTAGAAGATATTTCTCTATTCAGAGAAGTTCTATCTATTGTTCTGTTGATATACCCAAACCCACCATTACCACCAGGACATATATTATATGTATCTGTTCTATCACAATATTCTTCTGTGACCAATTCTTTTTCTTTAGCGTTCATTTCTTCTTCATTATCGAAAATATGCAAGATTTCTTTCGAAAAAAATTGAATTCCATATTTATTAATAGAAGATCTAACTAATTTACCGGAACCCATATAACCATCATTAAGGTTTTCTGTTTGATGCTTTCCAGTATATTCTTTACCGTTTAATTTGTTTGTAACTTTATAAATAATAAAGTGCATTGCGCTAACCTCCGAATCACTAATAGTCTTATTGTCATTGCTATTTAGTGATTCGGAGTGCTTATGTAGACCCACCCAGATTTGAACTGGGAACCTATTGATTAAAAGTCAACTGCTCTACCTATTGAGCTATGGGTCCAAAATAAAGTAGGAACATAACACTCTCCATACCTTCTCGGAGATCAACCCGATATCTTACTTCACAGAGCCAGCGTCCTGTTGTTATGTTCCAAATGGTAGACGAGGAGGGGATCGAACCCACGACAAGCCGATTAAGAGTCGGCTGCTCTACCAACTGAGCTACTCGTCCATAAACTGGTGATCCCTAGGAGAATCGAACTCCTCTTCTCAGATTGAAAGTCTGATGTCCTAACCGATAGACGAAGGGACCATAAACTCTCGGGCTGCTACCACACAGCCCTTCCCCAAAACCGCATGTGGTAGGTCGGCATATGGGAGTATTCTTGGTTGTTCCACTAAGAATCGAACTTAGATCTAACGATTATCAGTCGTTTGCACTAACCGTTGTGCTATGGAACAATATAACACTTAGAAAGATACAGGTTTACTATATCTCGGACGGAGATGGTTGCAACCAGAGCCCACGGATAAAGATACAAGGTTTGAGCATCAGTATTTACTGGCGCCTTGCTCGCACGAGCCTGTACCTATCTAAGTGTTATTGGAGGGAGTGATGGGACTCGAACCCACATATTTTAGGTTTTGCAGACCTTGCCGTAACCAATTCCGGACACACACTCCCAGAAAAAAGGCGGCCACTAGGACCGCCCTCTTTAATTAGAGACCAGCGGCCAATGCTCGGTAACCAGCAGCGACTAGCTTGCGACTTGGTTTACCTACGCGATACTTCTGAGTGACACGACCCTTAGAATCGGTGCGATTATTTAGGTAAACTGCGTAACCCATCTGACGAATCTTGTAAATAAGATCGTGCGGATTACCTGCACCATAACGAGACTTAATCTGAGCAGCAGACAGTTCCTCGCCACGATTAACTAGAGCCTCAAACACCTTATCAAACTGAGTTGCATTCTGAACCATTATATATTATCTCCTATTAAAAGATGTCGATTACACGACCATTCGAATCGACAGTGCGGATACGGGCATTAGGAAACTGCCACTGCAACTGTCGCATATTATCCCGATAAAGCTGCGGGATATTCTGAGTGCACGAATAAGTACGCCAGTTACCAGTCTCGTCTTGAAGCTGAACTTGAACCATGTCCATATCCGTAACTCCTTTTCCTAGCTTAACTTAATCTTACTATATTCTTCCACAAAAGTCAAGACATTTTTTAGGTCGGGGAAGATAAACTTTTTATTCTGCCAAGAGTCATCATGATCGTTGCCAGAGACCTCGACCATCCAACCATTCTCGTAACGATTCAAAGTAACGCTCTCTGAGACATTCATAAAGACATCACTTAGCTTAACCTGAGCCATACTAACCTCTCCTGGATTTCGTCCCTACGGTCGTCAAATCGACATCGGGACCAGCATATTGTAGTCCGCCTTTATTATAGAGCGGCATCACCAGACTCGCTTTCCTCAGGATCTCCTTCTGAACGTGATCTGGTTCTTTGTGAAGATTGGTCATAATATCCCGTTTCGGACAATCCCCAGCGACTAGCTGTTTATTGTCATAGGAACGGGTGGAACGATCAACCATCATAGAATCATTATACCCCGAACGGAACATTTTGTCAAGCACTTTTTTATCTTTTTTCAGACGGATCTGATCGGGATGCAATCCTTTGTTTATCAACCACTTATCGTGGTCTGATATTACCTTGGACTTAGCCTTACTCTTACGGCTGAGCTTACGTTTACTAACAGTCGTTGTGTAGTAAGCGGGAAGGATATGCATAGACATAGGTTTCTCCTAACTATGCTCATTATACCCTATTCCTGGAAAAAGTCAAGCAATAATATCTAGTATCTCTTTGAGCTTTTTTACTGAAGGTTTGTATTCGTTCTCGAGTATTTGTCTAGCATAACTATGATTTTCATAGTCCATTTCTTTTAAATACTTGTATCTAGAATCTATAACTGCTTCTAATACTATAGGCAATAGTTCTGAATACTTAACGAAATGTATTTCTTCAATCGATTTCTCTGTCATCCATAGTATCCTTACTGCTCTCTACCATAATATACTTGGCTTCAGGATCGAGTTCCATATATGCATCAAGTATATGTCTGATACTATATAGTCTTTTAGAAATATCCCTTATGGTATTATGAACAGCTTGGTCGTTATGCCCTTCTTCCAGGTCTGTCAAAGCTGCATCTAGATTCATGTCAACAGAATAATCAACTTGCCATTTGTATATACTGCCGTCTTTATCCATCTCCTCATTTAATTTACAAGGAGGGAACAGAATATTTCTAATCTGTTCTAGCTTTTCATCGGCTGGTGTATTATTCTTTTTCTCAATCTTAAATGGCCACATAATATAATCCCTTCAGTTACTTTTTCTTACGACCCATATTATACTTAGCCTCCAAGATCCAATCATTCTTTTCTTTGTGATTGATAATCTTAATCTGGCTCATAGAAGCTACTGGTTCGGAAATCTTTTCAGGTTCTACAACCTTTAACAATCCCCATTCCTGCAATAGATCGATGATCTTATTACGTCTGCCCATATCTTCTTCGGAAAAGTTTGATGGCTTACCATCAATCAAAAACATTTCCTTGAAATGGACGATATAATACTTGCCCTGCTTATGAAAAATATGACAAGATTGATAAAGTTTTTTCTCTTTACGGGAAGCAACGCCAATACGAGTTAGTGTTTCCTTGATCTTTAGGAAATCTTCTTCTTCGGCTATTCTCACCTCAACTAAAGAATCTAGAAGTTCATTCATTTGACTCCACCTTTATTGTTCTTATTTCTTATAATTTCGATTTGCTCCGCCGTAAGAACCTTTAACGCTTCTTTTGTGCGAACTGCATTATATTTATAGTAGTTTGAAATTAAGTCGTGGAGTTCTTCTTGCTTCTCTCTAGCTTTCTTTTCTTCTTTAGTTTCTGGTTTACTATACATTTTTTGTTTACGAATACCATAATATAACCTATCATAATGCATCTGATCAGTTACGTCATAATTGATATTCATCTCATTCGCGTATAGAATAGTCTGTCGGTAATTCGATAATATATTATTGGTTCTCCACTGAGAATAATCGCCATCAATTTCGACTGGTTTTTTCCCATTCGTAATACTATTCTCATACCGCCAGTCGTATTTTGGTTTAGCTGTCTTGTTCTCCAAAGCATGTTTAGCCCAATTCCCAAAGAAACCTACTGCTTCTTTCTCGAAGTCTCTGACTTCCCCTAATACGTTGACGAACTTACTCATAGGAACTCGCAAGTTACCATGACTTCTGCACAAAATGCAGCAAAGTTAATCTCTGTATTAGCAGCGAAAGCATTCTGATATTGATACTTAGCTAGGATAAGAACCAAATCTGGAATAGTTGACTTGGTAACTAACTCTGCGCAATACTCATAGAACTGAGTAAACAAAGCATTAACATCTGTATCTAGATTGTTCTTAACCCACTTACGGATCTCAGTAAAGTTCTTGTCTTTCATAAGATTAACAAGATCCTTAATAGATGCCTCTGACATATTGGCTAGAATACCAGAGTCAATCTTACCTGTTGCAGAATAACGCTGAATCTCATTAAGAACACGACGCCAATCTGGGAAGTGTTTGTTAATTACTTCAGCAACAACCGCCTGATCGTACTCAACTCCTTCTGATTGAAGAATAAAAGTTAGTCTCTTGAAGAACTGCGTAGCAAGTTTGGCCATAGCCTTCTTGCTGATCTTAAAATCAATTACCGAACATCTTGAATGTAGGGGTTCAATGATACGGTTCTTGAAGTTGCATGTAAGGATGAAGCCGCAGTTTTTTGAGAACTCTTCCATGAAGTTGCGAAGAGCGGGCTGAGTAGAATTGGCATTAAGATAGTCCGCTTCATCAAGGATGACATATTTCCTTCCACCTGAAAGAGATACGCTGCTGGCGAAGTCCAATATTTGGTTGCGGAGAGTGTCAATGTTACCATTCATAGATCCATTAATGACGATATAATCGCAACCAAGTTGCTCAAGCATAGCACGTGCTACGGTCGTCTTGCCGACACCTGCTGTTCCAGATAAAATAAGATTGGGAATATTCTTTTGATCAACAAACTGTTGGAATGTTGCCTTCAGATCACAAGGAAGAATAGTATCTTCGATTGTTTTTGGACGATACTTCTCTACCCACAAAAATTCTTCGTTCATCATTCACCTCATAATATAAAGAAAAAGAAGGGGACCGAAGTCCCCAACTATTAGAAAGTTGAGTTCTGCTCAACAGCAATAAAGTATTCAATATCATTACCAGAGAATAGGGAAATACCCTTTGAGGAAATGCTTACCTCATAATCGCCTGGAATAATCTTGATGTTCTCAGCCTTAAAGATAGCCTTGAATGCCTTATTAGTCTCACCGATCTCTACAGTGAAATCCTTTGAAGAAGTATTCTTGCTGTCAGTTGCAACAAGATAAACCTTGCTACCATCGCCAACAACAGCGATTTCAGGAAGAGAAAGAATACCAGCAGCCTTCTCAACTTCACGAAGATCAGTTTCCTTTAGTGTAAAGGTAACGTCAACAGAAGGCAAGTTAATTTCACGATCAGGAGCCTTAGTAACTGTGCTTTCATCAGCATAGGTATAATGGCTGGTACGACGATCTTCCGAAATATAAACTAGCTTGTCTTCGAAACGTAGGTTTGGATCAGTGAACGTTGATAGAAGAGCAATAAACTCATCTAGCTTATAGATAGCAAAACGCTGAGTGAACTCTGTTGGGACTTTAGCCTTTGCCATGATTGTCTTAGAAGGAGAAATAGTCTTGAGGACATTACCTTCCTGAACAACAATAGATGGATTGATCTTAGCAAAATTCTTTAAAACATTAACTGTATTAGTATCAATCTTCATTATATATTTCTCCTATCACTTGTTTTGAGACTTCATCATTTTCTTGCTCTTCAACTGGCCTGGATCGGCAGTAGCTGAAGCGCCAATACTTGCAAGATCAGCAAGAGAACCACCAAAGATATAGGTTCCAACATGCTGCATCTTCATCCATGGGCAGAACCATGTACGTAGACCAATTGCCTGTGCCTTCTGACAGAACCAATAATCTTCTGAAAGGTAACGCTTAGAAACAGGATCAATTTCTGCCTGGAAATACTGTAGGATCTCACGACTACCATCAAAATGTTCAGTACGAACATGATCTGGCTTATAAGAATACTGATCCTTATACGCATCTTCAAACTTCTTCATGGCCTTCTTAGAAACCATCATAAAGCCAGTACCAATTTCAAGAACTTCGACTGGTTCACTAAGAGGAATAGACTGCTGCCCGCCCTTTGGATTGAACACATAATCGCCAACGAACTTTTCTAGAACACTGGCATCATCATCAGCAACACCCTTATCTACGGCATGCTTAATCTTTTCCCAAGAGATACACTTCTTAGGATATGGACCACCGATAATGTCATATAGATCTTCGTCCTGAGCCTGAAGAGCCATAAGAGCGATAACATCTTGAGGATTAAATCCAATGTCCGAATCAATAAACATCATATGTTCTGAAGTAGAACGCATGAACTCATCGCAGCAATAATTACGTGCACGTGTAACTAACGATTCATTAAACAGATAATAATATTGAAGAGGAATACCATACTGGGTGCAAATAGCGGATAAGTCTGCGCAAGATTTAGCAAACATACCAGCACATTGCCCGCCATACATTGGAGTGGCAACGAATAAGCCACGCTCTCTTAGTTTCTCAATCGGGATCTTTATTTCCATAATATACCTTTCTTATGATGTAATAGTATTATGATATTTGCAAGTGTTACAATGAACTTTCTTTCGAGGAGGATACGTAAGTAAAATGGAACCTGGTTCAGATAAAACTAATTCGTCGCCACAAGCTGGACACTGAATACCTGTGCCAAACTTTTCTCTTATCGTTCTCTTTTCTTCTTCGTACTCTTCGAGAGTCTTCATTTCTTATCCTTATAATGGTCTGCGTAAAGCATCATTATAACGTAGTGAAGAACTTTTAGCAAGTCGTCTTTATTGCTGCCATGCTTTTTACCATAGCGCCAAAGATACTTGATAGCAGTGTTTCGGAAGGTAGGCATAGAATCGCCAAGAGCAAGCCACACATCGAAACATTCTATATTCTCTTCTTCAGTCATATAATGCTGCCCATACGTCTTATCTATATAGGCGTGGAAGTCACGAATAATCTGATCTTCCTTATACTTATATTTAGGTGGCCAAGTTGAAGCAGTTGCGCCAGAAATATTGCCTGACGCAGAAAGCGGTTGACCATAATAGTCACCATTCTGAAATTTATATGTATTGGTCATCCGAAAAAGCTCTCCAATGTATTACCAACTTCTTTACGCATATCCTTTAGTCTCAACTCAGCATTACCAGTTGACTCGCGAATATACATCGTGCACAAATCTGGGAACATGTCTGCAATCTTTTTAATAGATTCATAGACATATTCTTTAGTGCGGATTGTCTGTAATCCGCCATCCTCTTTGTAATAATTTGATTTAACTGTAAGATAATCGAAGCGAACAACAGCACCATTCTTTACATACTGACGAATAGAATATTCATAATCTTCGCCATGGTTTGTTACACGCTCTAGGAATGGATCATGTTCAACGATAACGCCAAACATTGAAGCGATAACGTAACAAAGTTTGGTATAAACTCTTTCTTTCATGAAATAAGCATTTGAGGCTGCATAAATCCCGAAAGTCTTCGCACCTACTTTTTCGCATTCTTCAAATCCTGGAATGATAAATTCTTTTTCTAGATCTTCAACACGACCAAGTTTCTGTTCGCTGATTTTCTTTTGAACTTCTTCAACATCGTCATCGAACATGACGAGTTTAGTTCTCTCAGGATAATACTTCTCAATAAAATTACGTTGAGCACCAATAGTATGAACACCAACAACTAACCGCTGATAGGGTGTGCCCTTAAGAGAATCTTTATACTTAGCAAGTTCTTCTTCATCCGCCACAAAGATTGTAATTCGTGACGGATCAATGTTGTAACTTTCCAGAACCTTTAAGGTTTTCTTCTTAATAGTTTCTGGACGCTTGTATGATGGAATAGCAATCTCATAATGCATTAAAAGAATCCTTCAAGTGTTGCTTCTTCAGCCTTGCCATAAGGATCTGTCATCCCATGGGCGTGAAGATAATCATACCATTCTTTATCTTCCCACATTCCTGGCGATACACCATTCCATAATGGACGCTGTAACGGATGCGCTTTATTCATGCGACGTTCTTCTACATACTGTTTGCGTAATGCTTCATATTCATAAGACTTGAGTTCAAGCATGTTTTCACGGAAATAACAAACTACAGAAATACGCTCACAAGTAGCATCATCAGGATTGTTAAGAACAATAGGGGTATTTCCATGGATAACTTCATGGTTATTGACAAGAAGAAGGTCACCAGGACGCACATTAACAGCAACTCGATACTCCGGAAAAACAAGGTATCCTCCTGTGTAGTCTCCTGTGCCTAGCACTAGTAGATTACTTAGGCCAGTATCCAAGTCTCCTGCGTCTCGATGACACGCAGTACGAAATGTTTTATTTACTGTAATAGTAGTAAACACTGTATCAGGAACTAGAAAACGTGGATCAATCTTATCAGCTGCTGCTTTCTGATTAGCCCAACGCCAAGGAAGCAATTCCTTGAAACCTTTATTCAGTGTTTGGAGGAATGGGTATGCAAGTTTAAATAGTTCTGGATGCTTTTCTGTGTATGACGTTGCACGCCCATAAGGAATGCGAGGGTAACGATCATACCAGCCAGCAACACCTGAGAATACTGACTTTGCATAGTTAGTGGTTGATGCCCACTCTGTTGCAACTTTGGTTGCTTCTGCACGAGCTTCCTCCTTTGGCTTGTTCGACAAACCATCTACCCATTTATCGAACCAATTATGATATTCTGGATAAACTTTTGTTACTTCAGAACGTAACCAAACAGTACCACGTGTTTCGTCAACACCCTTTGGTCCACCGTTCTTATACTTCTCGCGAATCTTTGCTACAGAATTATCATCAAACAAAGAAGCACCATCATCCATCAAGAACTCAAGCATCTCCATCTGATATGGCGTAACCCAATCTCTACCACCACGACCTTCAGTAGCAAGCATATCACCACGAGGACCAGCAGCAAGACCACGGTTCTGACTCTCTGTTGCGGCTTCTCTTAAACCACGATACGCTGAATCTTGTTCTTCTTTGCTGAAATAATTTTTACGGAACTTAAATGCGATACGTAATTCATCATTACCCTTACCGCAATCTTCGCAATCTGTCATACCACACATAGCTTTGGTGGCAACATCACAAAGCGGCGGCATATAACAATCTGTATCTTCTTCGATTAGAATATCATAATTGCTTTCGTCAACAAACTGCCCAAGCAAATGTTCGCAATCAATTTTAGTTTTAGCAACAATACGTCTTACCATCGTCAAAATTCTCCATTTTATAAATAAGTGTAGGTCACAGGGCCGCATACCCTCACCTACTCTAACGCTAACTCGGAGCGCCAGCTATGTTTATTTATTACGTCTACGCTTACATCAATCGCAAAACTAATTTACCCTATTATATAGGAAAAGGCAAGGGAAATCGTGCCTTTGTAAAACACCAAGGAATATCTGTTCCTTCTGATTCTTCCAGAATTGTATTCTTAGAAACCAATCTTTCAAATATTGGAGCTCTTGCTCTGGAAAGAAGATATATCAGATGGTATGGTCGAAAAGACATAGGATCTGGTATTCTTTTAAATAGAACAGATGGTGGAGATTGCCCGCCATCCAGAAAGAATGCGATTATTTCAGAAGAAACAAGATCGAAACTTAGTAATTCCAAAATTGGTAACACTCCATGGAATAAAGGCATTACAGGTTATAAAAATAAGTTTCCATCAGAAGAAGCCAGAAAAAGATTATCAGCGTCAAAAACTGGCGACAAAAATCCAATGTACGGTAAAAGTCTTTCGGAAGAACATCGCCAGAAAATTAAAGAAGGCATGTTAAAATCTATTCAACGCCGTAAAGAATCTTCTTAATATTTGGCGGAGAATAATTCGGTCCTTTAAGAATTTTACCGTCTTCTCTACGGAGGGGCTTTCCATCGTCTCCTAGTTTAGAAAGGTTTGATCGGTGAACCTCGTCGAAGACTCGGTCGAGCGGAATCCCATAAGATACAGCAGTACCACAAACAATGTAAATAATATCAGCCAACTCTTTAGCAATGTTCTCCAGATCATTATGGTATTCGCCTTCGTTGTATTCATCAAACTCTTCTTTCAACAACTTCATACGCAGAACACGTTCTCCGCCACCAGGAAACTTTGGTTCGGTTCCTACATTCTGACCGACTGCTGTCTGAAATTCTTTTACATCCTGAAACATATTACTCATTCATCCACTCCGGAGGGTTACGTTTTTTCCAACTATGAAGATGAGTCTTACCCATCTTGTAATAATTACGATAGTTTACGATAGGATCTTCTGATATTTTATATTCGTCAGCCATAGCAGAAGGCATAAGAGTCATATCGTATGTCTCTAAATTTTTGGGAGGAGTGCATAAAGCAAAACTCAACTCACCAAAACATTTATGTTCTTTATCATAACGGTAAGTATATTCCTTCATCAAAGCGAAGAAATGATCTACCAACCAATTATAATTCTCGATGCTACTGCGACACCATATAGCAGATGGGTGATTAATGTGCGTAGCTGAGTATAGAATTTCTTCGCGAGCGTCATTGAGCAACCACCATTTCTTCTTACGGGTTTTAAGTTTGCCATCTTCCTGTTCAACCTGAACTTCCAACTGTATCTCACGACCGTCTAGTATACGATGTGCAGTCGAAAGCAGCTGAGCAGACTCGAGGATCATCTTAACGACGTGACGATCCACCATCCACTCGGCTGCTTCTACAGGATTCTCGGAAAGATAAAAGATATTCATTTCTTATGATACCAATAAAGAACAATAAAGATAACTGATAATAGTATAGCCCATTCTTCAAAGGAAATCAATCGTTCTTTAAGCGCTAGGAAATTAAAATAATGATTCACTGTTTCCACTTTCTCATTGCTCGATCCCGGTGAAACTTATTCGCTCTATCAAAGAAACGAATACCATCTAAATGATCATTCTCGTGCTGAAACACTCTAGCGGACATGCCGATAAACTGTTTAGTCATAATCTCTCCATTAGGAGCAGTAAAACGAACACGAATCATGCTGGGTCTTTTGACCTTAACAAGCAATCCAGGATAAGAAAGGCAACCTTCTTCTAGGACTACTTGATCTTTAGAAGAACCAACGATCTTGGGGTTAAAACAAACAAAGTTTTCAGGAGCTCCTCGCATAGCAAAGATACGATAAGGAGTGCCTACCTGATTCGCAGCTAATCCTAACCCATTTTTCTCATAAAGTAAAGCAATTAATTTCTTAGAGAATTCTACAGGATCGAAAGGTGGATCGTTAAAATCGAAAGGCTCGCAAACCTCTCTCAAATAAGTATTATTTAATTCCATAATTTACTCCTGAATTTGCGAGAAGTTTTTGTTCTTGACAAATTTCAATACGTTGTTGAATTTTTCGTTCATATGTTCTTTATGAGATATAATAATAATGTTACTATCTTTAGATACATCTCTGATAATATTCATAAGATAATCAACAGCATTCATATCTAGAGAAGAATCAAATACCTCGTCCATAATTAATAGATTGGTGTTAATAGAGTTACGGAGTTTGGCTACTGCTCTCCATGTAAACA